TGAGCTAACAAACAATCCTAAGTATAGGGAATTGTATCCTGACGCCAAAGGAGCGTTTCTTCCAACGCCCCACTATTATGAAGAGACTTGGTGTTCGTATTTTGCTAGACACTTAGGCTATAATGTAGTGTATGATGGATCTGTGTCAATTGGTCACAGCTGGCATGCTTCTTCTCCTAAGCCAGGAGAGGGCTATAGTCACGCCGATGCACAGTTTAAGGTAAGTCAATCAATATTTCGCAAAGCATGCGATTACATAGGAATAGAAAGAGATTAACATGTCAGATAAGTTAAACCCATGGATATACAATGCAGAAGTCAAAAAGGTAGTTGATGGCGATACATTTGATATCATAATTGATCTTGGTTTTGACACTCTTAGAAAAGGTAGAGTTCGTCTTTATGGCGTTAATACACCAGAAAGTCGCACCAAAGATGTGGCTGAAAAACAAAAAGGTTTAGCAGCCAAAGAGTTCACTGATCAGTGGCTTACTCGCGCAAATCATAAGGTTAAAATAGAAACTATTTTAGATAAGAATGAAAAATACGGTAGAGTATTAGCTAAGGTTTGGGATGAAGGCGGCAACTGTCTTAATACAGACATCGTTGCCGCAGGCCTTGCAAGGGAATACTATGGTGTGGGTGATAAAACCTGGGCGGAATTCAAAAAGAACAGTTAGTGCAAACTTTTCTGCCCTTTTCAGGTTGACTTTTCCTGATTGAGTCGATATAATATTTATCTGTAATTAACCACTTCAATCATAAAGGAAAAAATATGTCAGATAATAAGTTCAACTACTTCGAGGTTACAACTTCGCTTCTTGTTAAGGCGAAGAATAAGTCAGAAGCAGAGAAGGTTGCTCTTGGACGCAAAAACGTTAAGGGTGAAATTCTTTCCAGCAACACAGACGTAGAAAGAATTTCTGCGATAGATGTTAGGGAAATGCTCGAAATTTAGTAGCTGTTCATCTGAGGGAGAATGCTGTTGGTGTGATCAGCATTCTCCCTCACTCTTTTTATGGGAGAACTTTATGAATACAAAACTTTATGCTCAAATAGTTGGCAGAAATGAACAAAATAGAGCCCTAGAAGACGTTCTGCGCAGACTATCTAATCAAGTAGATCAAATTATATTTACCGATGATTGTTCCGATGACGATACATTTTCTATTGCTGAAAAATATTGCCTTACGTATCAAACTCCAGAACCTCTTTTCTCAAAGCATGAAGGACAGCTGCGCGCCTATGCCTGGGGTAATCTTTCACAGCATGCGCAAGTTGGTGACTGGGTTATAGCTATTGACTGTGACGAAATGCTGTATAGAAAAGATGATCTTTCTTCTTTAAATATTAAAGAAGTTTTAAATAAGTCTGAATTTGATGTAGTAAACGTAAAATTTTATCATATGTGGAATGAGCTGCAATATAGGCAAGATAAACTGTGGGCTCCAAATAATAGTTCAAGAATCTTTAGATTTAGAGAAAATGGTGGATTTTTAAATAAAAAACTTGCCTGTGGATCAGAACCTTCTTATGTTATAGATTGGATAAAGCAGAGAAACTATTGGGTAAATTCTGGTTTGATAATGAAACATTTGGGATATCAAAAAGACGAAGATAAACTCTTTAAGTATAAAAGATACTCAACCTTAGATAAAGGTGAATTCCATAATATAAAACATATAGAATCAATAATGGATAAAAATCCAACATTAATTAGTTGGGGAAACTTTGGAGTATGATATGAAAAATAAAATTAAAATAACAGGTCAAACGCAAACAATTCAAACCCTAACAAAAAAAATGTCGGGTAGAAATCGATATGCGTTTGTGTCTTTTCCAAAGACGGCATTACTGGCGTTATCTTCACCGAATAACGGTGTTTTAACAAGTGATTTTGTAGAACAAATACAAAAATCATTTTCAATTCAAGACTCAGCTTATATGAGGGCAATACCTTCATCGTTTGTGTATTCTGCGGAAAAAGAAGAGGAATTAGATTTGTCTTTTTTAAAGGACGATTCAGTTTTTTTTAATTCTTCTACATTAGAAAACTATTACCATTCTAACGAAATTGTTTTTAATTCATTTATTGAGTTTTATATTAAAAATACACCATTTATTATAGTTTCATTTAATGATAAAAAATACATAAGTAAATTACTTAGCTTTCCAGCAGCATATATACATGTACCATACAACAATTATGAAAATAAGCTTGATGAAATATGCACTTCTATAGATAAAGTTAAAAATGAGAGTACTATGGTTGTATTAGATTGTCCGATTTTATCATCTGGTTTAGCTAATAAAATCTGGGATAGATTTGATTTGTCTATTTTAGATCTAGGAAAAATAATAAGTTTTTCAAAAACAAAGTCTTTAGATAAAGTAAAATTTAATGACAAAAAAACATATAAAAATTGATAAAGAGGATGATCTTTTTCTTATAGATTTACTTTTTGATTCAGATTTTACGTTATCTGAAATAGCAAAAGAAATTAATTTGTCTTATAAAGACCTTAATAAAAAAATATCTTCTCTCGGACTTAACTGGATAAAAGAGCAGAAAAAGAAATCATCTAGAGGTCAGTCTGCTTTGACTCTCGTGATGAAAAAACTTTTACCCGGGCATAAAGTAGTTAATGAGTATCACATTGGAGACAGGCTTAAGCTTGACGTATATTGTCCTGCATATAAAATAGCGGCGGAGTTTCATGGTAGACAGCACTTTTATTATACTCAAAGATTTTATCAATCAAAAGATGACTTTGATCAAGCATTAGAAAGAGATCAAAAGAAACTGAAGAAGTGTGAAGAACTCGGAATAGTTTTAATTGTTTTCAGGTATAATGATCTACTGACTGAACAGGCAGTATATGATAGAATACTACAGGCGATACGCAGCGCTAAGCCCGAAATAGGGCAGGGTCCTAAAAAGAAAAGCTTAAAAGATAATCAATACTATCAACAACAAAAGAAGAAGTATAATAAAAGAAAAAAGGATTTGTATAAAAAAATGAAAAACAAGAAGAGCTATCATGACAGATAGTCCGGGCACGCAAGTCATCAGCGATGTGTATCCGATTGAATACCAAATATTTGCGCTATCTTTTAGGCAGCCGGGAGCAATATCCTTTTTCAAAAACAACCTACACACAGACATGGTTGGTTTACTTGAAGGCCAAAATGGAATAAATGAATTCTATAAGTCTCTGATTTCCTATTCAATATCTACTGAGTTGGATATTGTGGATCCAGTTGCATTTCAAACCTGGATGCAGACAGAAAGTGATTTATACGAAGCGCTGAATGGTCAGCATGGCGTAGATTTAATAATGAATGCTCTGAATAAAATGGAGCTTTCTACTCCAGAAGCAGTTACAAAAGTTATAAAGCATAAGTATAATAAGATTAAACAAAAAAATCTATTAAAAGAATTGGAGTTTATCTTAAGTCAAAAAGGACTTAAGTCTGAAGAAGACTTGTCCAAAATGACATCTTTAGCTATAGAAATAACAACTTTAGAAAATCAAATAAACTATAATCCGTATGACGGAGTGGTAACGGCCAAGGAAATTATAGAAAAAATAGATTCCCTATTAGATACTCCCGATTTCCTACCAACGCAATATAAATCCCTCAATAGGGCCATGGGATATACTAATGATGGAGGTTTTTATAGGGGATCTGTACACGCAATTATTGCGGCATCCGGTAAGGGTAAGAGTACATTTGCCAAGTGCCTCGTAAATAATTGGTTAGATAATGGTTATAAAACTTTGTATATTAACTTTGAAGAAGCTAGAAGCCATTGGGAAAAAATACTAATGACACAAGTAATAGGCAGAAATGTTTATGCAGAGGTCAGTAATTGGAATGAGGAAGATAAGAAAAAATATATGTCCCTATTTATGAATAGGCTTATGCAGTGGGGTGATCGTCTTATGGTTAAGCATGATCCAGATACTCCATATTTTGAAGATCTTGAAAAATGGCTCAGAGAAATCCTTTTGCAGAACGAAGATATTCCAGATGTTATTGTGATAGACACCATACAGTCTATGTTTACTAGGTCAAAGGGGAAAGCTAGATGGGGTGAGTTTGAGGAAATGATGGTGCGTCTAGAAAAACTTGCAAGAGATATGAATTGTGTGCTTATAATTACGGCTCAAGAAAACTCTAATAGAATGAAAGAAAGAAGAGAAGTCGTAATGCAGTCAGACACTGGTGGATCTTTGGCTATCCAGCAGAAGTGCGCAGTGACTATATTTATTACAGAGAAAAAGCTTATCAGCGGAGATGATTCTGAAGATGAGAATATTATGCAGCTTCAAATTCCAAAGAATAGAATAACGGGTTCTACCTTTTCTTATGAACCACCACTTGTAAGATATGTAGATTCTAAAAAAACATATGAAGAATACGAGATGGTTACTTCGACATCTTATGATGCCTCATCCATATTGGATGATCTATTAAATAATGGAGACTTTTTATAATGAAACTAATTAATACACAATCCGTTAAGGATTATCAAACATGTGCCCTACTTTATAAATACAGGCATGAGGATAACTTATCAGAAAAAATTCAAGCTAGAGATTTTATTTCTGAAAGATTTGAAAACACTATAAAAGAAATTATTTATTATTTTTTCTATAAAAAACAAGGAGGATATGCTCCTTCGTACGCGTCTTTGTTAAATAGATGGGAGAAGCTTTGGTTTTCTTCTGATGTTTCTGATTATGATATTATTACCGAAAAGCACGAAAGTGCTTACGGGAACAACGCCAGCTTAACGACGAAAGCGGCCGCTCTACTTCTTTCTTTTCACAAAAACTTTAGTCATCAAGACTATATACCCATATCTATCAACGATGAATGCGTCGTTCCTCTTGGAAAGAGAGTCAAAATTAAATATCTTTTTGATGTTATTTTGGCAAAAAATAAAAAATATTACGTAATTAAATTTTTGTTTAACTATAAAGATAGTCATCAAAACATGTATGAAGTAGACTTTGCTGCTATGAAACACGCTTATTCTTTTAAAAATCCTACTAAAGTTCAACAAACAAAATTTGGCTATATCGACTTTGCCCAACCAAAAATATCTTTTGAAGAGTTTCAGATACAAGAAGAAGATATTATGGCACTAGAATTTTGGGCAGATCAAATAGTCGATGAGCAGTCATTTGTCCCAAGAAGAGGTCTTACTTGGTATTGTAAAAAATGTCCGTTTGACAAGCCCTGCTCAAAGTGGAAAGAGTGGAAAAATGTCAAAAAGACGTGAAAAGGGGAGACTTGGAATTCTATTTACAAATGAATTAACTTATAAAATAAACTATATGAGTAATTTAACTGGTTTTTTTGACCCAGCTAAATTTAT